GTCAGTTAACAGATGGTTCAGAATACACAGGTGGTGAATTAGAATTTGATTTTAGAAACTACGATCCACATATGAGAGATGAAACTAAACATTTAAGAAGAGCAAAAGAGATATTACCGAAAGGTTCTATTATTGTGTTTCCTTCTTTTGTATGGCATAGAGTCAAACCAGTAACATCAGGTACAAGATATAGTCTTGTAGTATGGCATTTAGGGAGGCCTTTTAAATAATGTATATAAGTAACTATTTTAACACAACTATCTGGTCAGAGCAAAAACCAGAGTTTGTAAAATCATTAAACAAAGCATCTAATAAATATATTAAAGATGCAAGAACAAGAGAAAAATCTTTTATCAAAGAGCACGGTGATTTTGGAAGATCCTATCACTCAACACCACTCACAATGGATAATGATTTTTTAGATTTTAGAAATTACGTAGGTCAAAAATCTTGGGACTATCTAGATCATCAAGGTTTTGATATGTCATTATATACAACTATGTTCACTGAACTGTGGGTGCAAGAGTTTGCTAAAAAAGGTGGTGGTCATCATGCAGCACATATTCATTGGAACCAACATGTATCAGGTTTTTACTTTTTAAAATGTAGTGATAAAACATCATACCCAATATTTCATGAACCACGTACTGGAGCTAGAGCTACAAAATTAAAAATGAAACCAGATCAAAAAGGTGTGTGGGGTGGATCAGAATTAATTCACTTTAAACCTACACCTGGTACATTAATTATCTTTCCAGGGTTTTTGGAACACGAATTTGCAGTAGATTTTGGAATTGAACCCTTTAGATTTATACATTGGAATATACAAGCCGTACCGAAAGGGATGGCAAAAGATGTTTAAAGATAAAAAATATACAGTCATCCGTCAAGCAATATCAAAAGACTTGGCTATTTTTGTTGCAAATTATTTTTTAATGCAAAAACAAGTATATGATACCTGTAGGCAAACAAGATACTTTTCTCCTTTTGAAAATATATTAGGTTTTTATGAGGATCAAAATCAACAGATACCAAATACTTATTCTCAATATGGAAACATTGCTATGGAAACTTTAATGTTAAAATGCCAACCTAAAATGGAAGAAGCAACAGGTCTTAAATTATACCCAGCTTACACCTATGCAAGAATATATAAAAAAGGAGACATTCTTAAAAGACACAAAGATAGATTTAGTTGTGAGATATCAACTACTATGAATCTTGCTGGCGATGACTGGCCTATTTATTTAGATCCTACTGGAAAATCAAGTGTTAAACCAGGTGTTGGTGAATATGGTGTTGAAGAATCTAAAAGACTTATAAAAAATCCAAATAAAGGCATTCGAGTAGATCTTAAACCAGGAGATATGCTAGTCTATTCTGGATGTGAGCTAGAGCATTGGCGAAATAAATTTAGAGGTAAGGAATGCGTACAAGTATTTCTTCATTATAACAATCGTAAAACACCGGGTGCTAAAGACAATATGTTCGACAAACGTCCTCATTTAGGTCTTCCATCTTGGTTTAAACGATAATATTATGGACGAAACTAAACCTGTATTATATCCTTTGTTTAGTAAATTAGTATATGTCAAAAAAACAAATATAAATACAGATAAAATATTATCTTTAATTAAAAAAGAAAATTTTAGAATCGCTAAAGATAGCTTAAGCAATTATGCACAAGTTTCAATGAACAATAATATACTAGATAAAAAAGAATATATATTTTTAAAAAAAATAATTATGAAAGAAATAAATTTTTATACACAAAATGTTATGAAATATAAAAATGATTTTCAATTAACAAAATCTTGGTTAACTAAAACTAAAATTAATCAAGAATCTGATTATCATCATCATTTTAATTCTTTTTTAAGTGCAGTTTTATATATAAAAGTAGATCAATATTCTGGAAATATTAGTTTTGTTAATCATTATAATAATTTATTTGATTTAAAAGTAACAGAAGATAATATATGGAATTCGAGAGTATTCACTTTTAAACCATATAATGGTTTATTAATTATATTTCCAAGTGATATGCATCACAAAGTTTTGCAGAATGAAAGTAATATTGATAGATATTCTTTAGCTATGAATTTTTTTCCTGTTGGAGAAATAGGAGAAAATGATACAGATGGTTATGTAAATATATTGAAGATTAAAGCTTGATAAACGTCCTCATTTAGGTCTTTTATCTTGGTTTAAAAAATGATATAACCTTATGATGGGTGCAACGGACAACACCACATACCACCCGTTGCATCCTTTATAAAAATGAAAAATTTTTATACAAAATTAAAAGAGAAAACCTTAGCAAATAATAAACAAAAAAACACTGAGCTTTGGGATGTTGAGGGAATACTTCATAATCAAAAATTTAAATTTGATTTAAGACCTATTAAAAAAAATGCAAAAATAGGTAGCTTTAAAACTAAAGCAGATAAAATGGTATTTGACATGGAGAATGAGTGGGTAATAGTAGATATAGAAGAATTACATCAATATTTAAAAGAAAATAAATTAAAAGAAGTACATTTACAAGATTTGCTATCTAAGCTAGACTGGAATATAATACTACCAAAATAATAAAAACCCTATATAATACTAGGTTATGTTACAGAAACTCAATTTTAAACCAGGATTTAATAAACAAGCTACTGAATCAGGGGCTGAAAGTGAATGGGTAGACGGAGACTTTGTAAGATTTAGATATGGTTTACCGGAAAAAATAGGTGGTTGGGAACAACTTACCGTTGCTAATGAAACTTTACCAGGTGCTGCTAGAAGACAACTTGCTTTTAGTAGTTTTAAAGGTGAGAAATATACAGCCATAGGAACGTCTCAAGGATTATTTCTATATTACGGAGAGGCATTTTATGACATCACTCCTTTGGATACAGCAATTACTGGAGCTGACTTTGACACTGTTGAAGGTTCTGATATTGTTACTGTTAATAAAACTTCTCACGGATTAGCTGTTGGTAGATACATTACTTTCACAAGCGTTGTGACTCCTAATGGATTTACAAGTTCAGATACTTTTACTGAAGGTGCTTTCGAAATATTGACTGTGCCTACTGATAATACTTTTACTATTCAAACTCCTATTGCAGCTGTGGCTGGTGCTTCATCTGGAACAGGGGGAGCTACCATCAATCCTTATGTTATAGTTGGACCAACAACTCAAACAGTTGGTTATGGTTGGGGAACTTATTTATGGAATGATTCTACTTGGGGCACTGAACGATCTACAAGTAATGTGGTTCTGGCACCAGGAAACTGGAGTCTTGATAACTTTGGTGAAGTATTAGTTGCAACTATATTTAATGGTAAAACATTTACTTGGGATGCTGGAGCATCTAATCCAAGAGCTGTGAGAGCTTCACAGTCTACAACTAATTTTAACACAACAAACAATCCAACGGCTACAAGAATTTCTATTGTATCAGATAGAGATAGACACTTATTTCATTTAGGTACGGAAACAACTATAGGTGACACATCAACACAAGATCCAATGTTTGTAAGATTTTCTAATCAAGAAGATTTAAATACATATGCACCAACCGCAACCAACACTGCGGGTACATTTAGATTAGATACAGGTAATGAGATTAGAGCAGCCATACAAGGTAAAGATTATATTTTTGTAACAACTGATTTAGCTGCGTATGTAATTCAATTTGTTGGTCCACCATTTACTTTTTCTGTTAGACAAGTAGGTACTAACTGTGGATGTATTGGTCAACACGCAATGTCATATGCAAATGGAGCTGTGTGGTGGATGTCAGGTGAAGGTGGTTTTTTTGTATATGATGGTACAGTTAAATCTTTACCATGTCTTGTAGAAGATTTTGTATACTCAACTGATGGAGATAACTTAGGATTAAATTACGATGCCGCAGATGTTGTTTATTCTGCTCCTAATTCTTTGTACACAGAAATAAATTGGTTTTATCCTAAAGCAGGATCAACTCAAATTGATAGATGTGTTACATACAATTATTCAGAAAATGTATTTACAACTTCATCATTAGATAGAACTACTTATCAAGACCAAGGTGTTTTTCAATTACCTTATGCTACAGATTATGATGATAGTGCAACTCCAGTATTCTCTGCTATATCTGGTATAACTAACAAGTATGGAGCATCTATATATTACGCTCACGAAATAGGTGATGACCAAGTAAACAGTTCGGGTACAACATCTATTGATGCATTTATTCAATCTGGAGATTATGATATTACTTCAAGAACAAGTGGTTTAGGAATTCAAACCGGAGTTGTTGATTATAGAGGAGATGGAGAGTTCTTTATGTCAGTAAAAAGATTTATACCTGATTTTAAATACTTACGAGGAGATGCTACAATTACATTATTTGTAAGTTCTTACCCTGATGATACAGCGGTTAGTTCACCCCTTGGACCCTTTACAATTACAAATTCTACT